ATGGCTAACAAACAAGATTTAATCGCAAAAGTTGCAGAAGCAACTGAACTGACTAAAAAAGATTCAGCAGCAGCAGTAGATGCAGTTTTCTCTGCAATCGAAGCATTCCTTGCTGATGGTGAAAAAGTACAATTAATCGGTTTTGGTAACTTCGAAGTTCGCGAACGCGCAGCTCGTAAAGGTCGTAACCCACAAACTGGTGCAGAAATCGAAATTGCAGCTTCAAAAGTGCCAGCCTTCAAAGCAGGTAAAGCTCTTAAAGACGCTGTTAAATAATAGATATAAAAAAAGTCTATTGCATCAACGTTTTGACGTTGTACAGTAGACTTTTTTTATATGTTTTGGGGCAAATTTGGGGCATATAATTAGTAGTTTTCCATGATTTCTGCTACATTTGATTTCAATTTTTTTGTTATATGGGTATATATTTGGGTAGTTGTCTTTGCGTCAGCATGATCGACACGATCCATAATTGCTTTCAGAGGCGTCTTATTTTCTGCCAAGCGACTAACTAGGGTATGACGGAATATGTGGCTAGAAAGATTTTTCGTTATTGGATTTTCAAGTCGTTCATTTGCCTTTTTCAAAGCAATGTTAAAAGAATTGGTCTGAATTGGGACACCATTTTTAGTCGTGAAGCTATATCCCATATCCTTATATCGATGATTGGTATTCTTTTCCAACTCATTCATAAACTCAAGTTCTTCAATGATTTCCATCTCACGCTTCGTCATTATGGTCTCACGATAGGAAGCGAGAGTTTTCGGTGATGTCTTTTCGCCATTACGATAGCCTTCAGTGTGATCGTAGGTTCCATGTAGTTTTAGGATTCTAGTATCAAAATCATGATTAGCGGGCTCAAGACTGACTGCTTCACCAATACGGCAGCCGTTTAGGCTCATAAATTCAGCTAGTAGAGCTGTCCGATATGTGCTTGGCCGTCGGTACAATTCTTTGAGCAACGGTTGAATCTCGTCTTCTTCAAGATATTTTTCTTCAATTTTTTTACAATCCTCCAAAGTCTTCTTTATTCGGGGGAGCTTTGCCCGCCTTGAGGGATTATCCTTGATGATATTTAAGTCAATAGCGTAGTCAAAGGTGAGATTAAGCATAGATTTGTTACGCTCTTTTTTATTTCTAGAGCAGTTCAGTTTATCCAGGTAAGCTTGTACATACTTAGCATCAATATTGACTACTTTGATACCTATTCCAAAACTCTCTCTAATTTCCCTTATATTGCCTTTTAGCGATGCATTAGAGGAGCGTTTTATCTCTTGTTGGTAAAATGTCCACCATTGGTCAAAAAGATCTGTAAAAAGCATTTCAGATGATTGTAGCTTGAATAAAATATCAGCTATCTTAGCATCTAGTATTTTTTGAGCCTCTTTTCTTATTCTAGAGGTATCTTTATCCATCAATACTGATGTCCGTTTCCATTTTCCTGTATAAGGGTCTTTATATCTCTCTACAAAATTTACTTTTCCGCTTGTATGTTTTTCAGCCCACATTGTTTTTTACCTTATTTTTTGATAAAATAGGCATAAGAAAACGAGCTTTTTAATGCTTGTTTCTTATGTTAGTTACGCCCTACGCTCAGACTCGCCAAAGTTTGAGAGCGTAGGGCTTTTTTTATTTTACTGCAAGTCTAATTCAACTATGAATTTTTCTTTTTCAAAGCTAAAAGAAGGTTTTACTTCTAATTCCATTTTGTCTGTACCATTGACGCCAAAAGCAGTCACTGCATTGTCGTAGCTACGTCCAGGAGATAACGTCTCAACAGTTGTGTCTATAGGATAGCTATTCATTTTATTGCTTCCTATATATAATTCCATCTCTGATGATACCAAGTAATCTTCTTTGGTATTGTTAGTTACGTTGTAGATTACTTTTAATACTTTTTCCGGATTGGAGTCATCAAATTGATTTCGTTCGTCTGTAAACTCAGCATTTGTTATAGTTATCTCTAGTCCGTTTTTAAATGTTAGTTTATCTCCTACCTTGTATTTTTGATTTTGAGGTTCACTTACTTTTCCGCTTGATTTTGTATCTTCTTTTTTATTTTCCGTTACAACATTTTATTTGTTGGTTATTTTAGTTTGATCACCGCTCGAACACGCTGTCAAAAAAATAGTAGATATCCCAATAACCCCTAAAGTAACCAATTTTTTCATATATTGTCTCCCATCAGCTTTTTATGTGGATCAGTTATTGCACGTAATTATTAAATAATAAAAGAATACTAAATTATTTATCCGAATAGCTTCCGACAACTTCTCCAATAATCCTAAAATCACTGTCGGCATCAACAGGTATATCGTCATACTTGTCGCTCAGACTATGCAGAAAAGCTCCCTCGTCGTTTATAAGAAGTTGTTTGATATAAGCGTCACCATAATACTCAAAAACTCCTATATCACCATTTGACAGGTTAATAGATAGTTTGATAAATACATAGTCGCCAGAGTGATACTCTGGTTCCATGGAATTACTATAGACAGGAATAACGAAATCCGCATTAATATCGACTGGTAATTCAATTGTTTCTACTTGCACATCATTTAGATATTGACCTGTCCCAGCAGAAGCGGGGTGGTCGTAGTAGTTATAAGAGAAGAATTCCACTACTGTATCTTCGTTATTTTTAATTTCTTTTTGTTGATTTAATGAAGTTTCAGCTGTATCCAAAACGATTAGCTGTCTACTGTGTTCTAATTGAGAAGAAGTAGCATTTATTTTTTGTAGAGTAGATGGGATGAGTTCTGGTGGAACTTTATCTTGGATTTTATATATTTCGTTACCTAAAAGCTTTGATTTTGATATTCCAAAAATAGAAGCCATTTGTTCGATGTTATCCATAAGAGGTTTGTTTCTACCTACCTCCCAAGCTGAAATAGCTGTTGGAGCTATTTTTAGTTTTTTAGCTAATTCTTTTTGAGTTAACTTGCTTTGTATTCGTTTCATTGAGCAAATTATTAAGTTTGCTCGAAAAGAATTGCATCGCCTCGATTTCCTGAGGGGTTAACTTACCTCTTCCTCTTGCCATTATTTTTTCCTTTCGAATTTTTATACTTATATAATATCGTTTTAAATCGTATTTGTAAATAATATTTTTAAAATAAATACGATTTTTTTCGGAAAAACATTCGCCATACGATTTAATTCGTAGTATACTATAGTCAAGCTTAAGGAATTAAGCAAAACAAAAACTCCCAAGAGGGAGTGGAAAGGGTGGGTTAGAATGGCAGTGGTCTTTCAGGTCTTAGGGGTTTGTTATGGGTTTCTAGTGATAAAAATCTTGGACCGATATAGTTTTTTGTTCCCCAAAAAGTTCTCTAAAGTGGATTTGGATAAGTTTGGTAAGCTTAGCTTCTGGGATAATACTGTTCCTTCTGTTAGCAATTGTTCAATAATGAGGTCAAATAATTCAGAGGCTTTTTTTGCAAATATTTCATAATCATAATCGTATTCAGCGTTACGATAAAAATGTAAAGAGGTTGCAGAATTTAGGGTGTATTCAGAGTATTTCATAGCAACTGATACAGGTAATTTTTCAAAATTTTTTAACAATAAGTTTGTCAGAAAATCTTGTGTATTTGTTGTATATCTAGTAAATGCCACTAGCCAATAATAACTTTTGTTATTGAATGATTGCGAATTCATCCACTTTATTAACGGTACATAGAGAGTTAGGTATATTTCTTTTTCTTCATCAAATTTCAATTATATCACAGAAAGGGGGTGGGATAATGACGAAAATGACACTAAGAGTGCTACGCGTTAATTATAGTCTTAGCGCTAAAGAAGTTGCGCAAGAGCTTGGTATTCACCATCAAACTTTATTAAAATACGAAATTGATAGTAGCAAGATCCCTGTATCGCTACTAAATGAATTGGCAGATTTTTATAAAGTAGATGTTAATAATATTTTTTTAGGCAATAAATACGATTTAAATCATATAAAACAATTACAACACTAGAAAGGACAATATGAACGAACTAGAAAACAAAATAAATGAACTTGAAGAAATAGTAATCAACATGGATGAAGTAGCTGTAGTGATTCCATGGAAGGTAGCAAAAAACCTACTACAAAGAGCAGGTTATTTATCAGAAGAGGAACGCAGATTGTTGCAGTGGAAATTTGGAGATTCTCCCCACCAAGGTAAACGTTCCGAAAAAGTCCGCAATATGCTAGAGGGACTTAGGAATAGTGGAAATTCCGAGAATAGCTGATAATTTTAATTCTGTTGTTTGGTCATTGTGCATGAAAATGAGGGTTTCATTTTTACGATTAGGCTCAATCCAATGATCAATAACAAAATCTCCAACGAGACTATGCAAAATAACAGTTTCAAAATCATCAATACTATTCAATAGAGGAGTTAATTCTTCTAAATTCATTCACTTATCCCCCTTCCTAATAGGATAACTACATTATACAACACTAGAAAGGAATTAAATGACTAAAGCAGAACGAATAAGGCGTTTTTACTATGAGAATTCTGATTCAAAATTAGCAGAAGCGTATCAAGTTTTAAAAGGGTATGACATATCAGAAAGTCATATCAAAGTAACTTTGAGTAGAGACAGAAAAAATGGTGTCTGTGCTATGAACAATGATTACACACAATATTTTGAGACGACTAAAGCTAAAGAGGAGCTATCAGAGTGGAGACGTGATGTTCGCAAAGATTTAGTCGAATAACTGTTACAAGCCAATAACCACGAGACTGACAGCAATCAAATCAGATTAAACGCTAAGACAATTAATCAGCTGTTGTCTGAAATATAGAAAGGAGACACATGAGACCAAAACGATACCCGTATAGCGGAAAGAAAACAATCGAATTAATAACTATCGGTCAAGATAAAAAGCCTACTGAAACAGTAGACTTTAGGATTTCGAGACTTGAATCGGTAATTAACGGAATTGAGCGTGAAATCGCTTGTGTTTATGGAATGATTTTTTAGAAAAAGTTGAGAACATTGTCGTTGATCTTTTTGACATTGTAACCTGCCCTTTTAGCTTCTTCGATAATCTCTTAAGCAGACATTTCGTAGGTATCTACAAGTATGGTAAGCTCCATGTCTTTTGTCGGTATTTTAAAAGCTGCTTGAAGTGTGCTGTCTAAATCTTTCCAACTTTTTTTAGGATTTTTATCTGTAGGCTTTGGACTCAATTTACTCATAACTTTCCCCTCCTTTCCATAATTTTTTGAATACAACGGTGAGAGGTCATATTCAAATAAATTATATCATAGGCATATTGAAAAATCAATATATTGTATATAACAAAGCTATAAACAACTATATGTTGTGCTTAGGAGGAATTATGTGGGAAAAAATCGAAGCTATATTAATTGAGAAAAAAATGACTAAATATGAATTGTCACAAAAGGCTGGATTAAATCAAAACAGCTTAATTGATCTAAAAAAAGGAAGAAAAAAATCATTGAAATTTGATGATGTTGTTAAAATCGCCGATGTCTTAGGCATCAGCACAGAAGATTTTAGATAA